GGTATCCGTTCTGCTGAAGTGTCATGGCGTTGATTTTACGGTGACTCTTCGACAGTGAAAAGAAAAAAGGCCGCAGAGCGGCCATAAACACAAGTAAAAATCAATAAGTTAGATAATTATCAAAGACTTACAGACACACAAAAACACAGCCAACCACAACAAATAACAGGGATGTGGTCACTTTGTGGATCATATCGCCGCCATAAATTTACTTAATAACAGTAACCACAGCCACAAGCACGGCCATCGCAGACAGGACAATACCTGTGAGTAACCAAGTCTGATTTGCAAATGATTTCTGAAGTTCAGTACGATGCTCAGCCATCTCAACTTTCAGAGACTGGCGTAAATCAGCCATCTCAGACTTCAGGGATTGGCGAGATTCTGCCATCTCAAGCTTCAACCCTTCGCGAATCTCCAGTACATCAGATTTGGTAGCAAAGGATTCGCTTCTTGTGGTGAGAGTAATCAGGTTGTTTTTGATTTCAGTCACATCACTTTCCAGGCAACTGACCCGCCGTTCAAGGTCGTCATTCATGCCATCACCTCCATCATTACCACTTCCTGTTACTTGGTTGTTGGATACATTATAGGCATTCTCTTTCTTTTTTCTGAACCGCGAAATATGTGCAACATTCTCTGCCATCACTTCTCATCACCCTGCTTGCCTACCCAGTTCATAAAGGCCCGGGCCGAGTAACGATGAACAAACCCACATCTGTTACAGGTAAGTCGAAATTCATAGTTATGGATATTTTCCCGATCATGTCCCTCATATCCCGGATACCCAGTAAATGGACCGATATAATCAAGCATAACAAGAGTGCCTAAATCACACTCCTCAGCAGTTTTCGGCTCAGGCCCCACCTCAACAATATTCGTCAAATACATGTACATATCCGTATCGCCACACGACAAACATTTTTCATTCGTAGACGACTCATTGAGAAAACGCGCAAAATTATCGAGCGTTGCCATTCTTTTAAGTTCATCTAAATGAAACTTCACTCTTAAGCACCTCCTAGTGGATTAAACCTCACCGCATCCTGCAGGTAATCCGGCGCAAGATGGGCATAAATCATCGTTGTCTGAATCTTTGCGTGCCCCAGAATTTTCTGGAGCGTCAGAATATTGCCGCCGTTCATCATGAAATGACTGGCGAAGGTGTGGCGCAGCGCATGAACAGCCTGGCCGTCAGGAACATCAGGTGCGACCGTTTTGATGACATCGCGAACCAATGAATAATCCAGCGTCGGAAACACCAGTTTCCCGCCCCGTTTTTTGATCTTTTCAAACAGGCTTTCAGAAATAGGAACGGTACGGTTTTTGCTGTTCTTCGTTTTTGAAAAAGTGATTCGACAATGAAGAACACGGCGCTGCTCCAGTGCCGCTACCTCGCCCCATCGCGCCCCGGTCGACAGAAGGATTTCGACAGCCAGCCGTTCATCGGGATTTTCAGCCAGTGCATCCAGCAACTGAACACATTCAGACTTACTCAGATATCCCATTTCACGCTCGTTAACCTTCATTCCTTTAAGGCCTTGAACGGGGTTATCATTAAGAAAATGGCCGGATGAGATGAGTGCGGTAAACATCGCGCTTAACGCCCCAATCTCTCGATTTATGGTGCTGGGCTGTATCCCCTGCTCTATCCTGGACACACGTAGCTCGGTGAGCATCGTTGTATTAAGTTTATGCACGCACGGGTCATCCATTGCCTCACTCAAGCGCAGCAATTTAAGGCGCGTGTTATGCCCTGACTTCATTAGCTGGCCGTGGTATTTCCACCACAAGTCAATAAGCACTGACAGAGGACGGCGATCAATAGAGTTTCCTTTCCACTCATTGTTATGCTGTTGCGCCAGCACCCACCGCTCATATAAAACTGCATCCGATTTCGTTTTAAATTTTTTACGAATGCGTTTGCCTTTACGCCCCTCCGGGCGCATGTCAAGAAGATACCCTCCCGGAATTGATTTTATGCTCATTCGTGAAACCCCAGCGTTACAAGACCACCATGCCCCCAGCGTTCCATGATTAGCCGGGCTGTGTACCAGTCTTGCGGGGCTTTTGAGAAGACGATGTGTTTTCTGGCCCATCAGGGGAGAGAGAGGGACTGATCTGCCCAGCAGCCTCATTTGTTTTTCCCGTCATAAGCCATATAGTGTATTTTTCGAAATCCTTAGAATTAATTACGCGATCAACAACGCTTAAACCAACCTCTCTTTTACCGCTCTCATAATTCTTTATAGTTCCGAGATTTATCCCAGTAACATCAGCAAACTCAGCTTGAGTTAACCCTTCACTTTTCCGTATCTCTTTCAGTTTTTTTTCGTACCCACTTGACATGGTGGTCTCCAGACGACTAAATTAACCCTAAAAGTCGCCTATAGACGACTTTTAGCAACAAATAACCACAGACTGAACAGGTTATCACATCATGACAAAGCTCTTGAACACATACGAGCAAGCGGATTTTGAGCGTTTGGCGGCGTTCTACCCATACCGCGATGAGCATGGATTACCGGTACTCGAAGAAAGCCTGAAAGATTACGCGAAGCGTACCAATCAAACTGTTAATGCAGTGAAAAGGCAGGCTGACAGAGCAGCCCTTCCCATCAACCAAGAAGAAAAAAACTCAAAACGTACAGTAAATCTCTTCGCAATTTTCCTGAAAACCATCAGAAACGCAGAGAAATACGTGCAGATGACAAAATAACGAGGTGTCATTTTATGCTGAAGCAACGCCGTAATTTTCGTACCGGAACAGAACGCCACGCTAACCGTTTCACTACCAGTGCATCACGCAGCAACATCCGCTACAGCCTGAGTGATACACACGCAACGCCGGATGGCTACCCAGTAAAACAAATCGGCGAGCACACCTGGCTGATTGAGAAAGCTGGAGTCGTGATCCACAAATGCCCACGCAATCCGTTTACCGGAAACCGCATTTTTGCATTGAGCTGTGGCGACAATCAGTTCGGGCAGGATTTCACATTATACGAAGCACTTCGCACGGTTGATCGTCTGCTTCGCGGGCAAAGTTTTATTAAACAGACTGATTTATAACAGGTGCTTTATGACCAAAGACCATGCACAAGGTGTATTTATCCGTTTTATTGATTTTCGCGGTGAACTGTTATTACGTGCATCCGCTATTGACGGAGTGACTCCGGCGGGTAAAAACGGAGCCGACGAAGCCACTTACGTTTATCTGAACGGCACGCGACTGCTTGTGGAACTTCCGTACCAGACCGTACGAGAAATCATTAGCGAAGCTGAAAAGGCACGCCAGGTTAATGGCGATGAACCCTATATCGAAATTATTTGTATGGATTCAGAAGCTGAAATACAGAAAGCAGATTAAAGGGCGTTGTGATGGGCAAAGAATATAAAACTCTCATTAACAAAGCACTTGAGCGTTTTTATTTTCGCTTAAGTGCATCAGGCGCTCATGCTGAACGTGCGGCCCGTGACTCATTGACCAGAGCAATCCGAAGTCTGTATGACGTGGCTTTTTACGCTGATGATCTGGATGCACTTAACGAACTTTCCGAGCTGATCTGTGCCGCAGAATGCGGGGAACATATTGAACCGTATAAGCTGGGAAATATCGCATGAGTATATTTATCTCATGGCTTGTTCTGATTATTTCGGTGGTCTGCGCCATTGGGATTATGCGAATTATTCATTCAGTAAAAAAGATTGAACGCTTTTTCACTGAAGAATAACCGCGCAAATAAGACCCCAGGTTAAATAAGAAAATGTGAAAACAATCCGCATTCGCGGAGGTATTCGCACACGCCAAGGAGGCGTAATGGCAATTAAGCATTTTCCTGTCGTTCGTTTCACCTCCAGAGGACGTGAATACGAAGTTGACGAACGCCTGATTACCACAATCGACAAACACCGTTCAGAAAAGGATGCACATCACATCTATCTCACTGACGGCACTTACTTCTGCGCCACCAACGTGGTGCAGGTAAATCTTATCAGACAGGTACAGGAGTCACGCAGATGATCATTCTGGACTACATCGCTGCCAATCCGGGTTGTAACGGTGGAGAAATCGCCGCAGCACTGAATACACCAACCACAACCATTAATGCGGAGCTACGCCGTCTCTGGCGCAGCGGTTCAGTCATAAGAAAAGAGCGCAAAACAGGCGGTCGCTTTTCTTATCAGGTAAACCCGATGCCGTTTGGGTGTAGCAACCCACTAACCCAGATGTTCAACCAGCTACTGAGGGAAATCAGAGCATGAGCACCTCCAACTGCCGGAAACCACGTCGGGCTTCAGCAGCTCATCCGGCAGCAAAACAAACTCCATTAATTCCTGTTCCGGGCCTTTCCTGCACCTTGCGGCGGGAGGCCTTCGCACATCTGTAACAAGAGGATTGCCGCAATGATTCTCGCCAACGACTTTCTTGAATACCTGCTCAACACAGAACGTGATCTTGCCGCTCGCGTGCGTGATCGTTATGACATGTACCTGAAATCCCTGCCTGTACCGCAGCTCGCTGACGGAAAGATTGTTATTGATGGTCGCTACATGATTGACAGCCACGAGGGAAATTACAGGCTTTACCGCATTGAAAGTGGCACCCCGTCCGTTATTGGCATTTACCAGCGCCCATCCTCTGCAATCGTCGATGTGATTGCCGACAGCATCCGCATCACACATCGCCATGCCGACACAGAAGACACCGTGCTGGAAATTCAGCGGCTGGCTACAGTCTGCCGCGACACCCTGAATGGCATGACGAAGTAAATCACTATGACGGCAGAGTACATCAGGGACTGGCAACAACCGCGCCACGCAGTGGGGCGTGAAGGAACGGGGATCCCCGCTCCTGAATCCGCGCTTTCCTCCTGGCTGGATGCCTACCGGGTAGAGAACGAGCGCCGCCAGGAAATGGCTGATGAGGCGTTCTCCGCAACGCCGCTGGGCAACCTGATTAATAAAAGCCTGGACGCACAGGAAAAACAGGACAAAACCATCACACTGGCAGGAGATGCCAGAAAACAGGCACGCGGCGCGGTGGATGAAGCCATGGCCTCGCTGCGCCTGCTGCCGTCCTATCTGCGCGATCCGCTTATTCGCCACCTCTCCTTCCTGCGCAAAAAACAGGAAGCCGATCGTCAGAAAGGCAAAAAGAGCTGGCAGGCTGAACGCTACGCGCGCGGAAACCTGCGCAAAATATTCGAACGTCTGGAGCGCACCGATCACCGCTGGCTGACACAGGGTTATCGCTCCCTTGCCGGACGCGAACGCCTGGACGATTTGCTTTACCTGCCGCAGCTCAACAAACACCAGATACAGACACTGGCCACCATGACGGCGGCGATGTTCAGCAGCACCTTCGAAAAACTCTGCGATGGCTTTGGCGCGACCGATGGCGAACTGACCATGGATGTAACGCTGAAGGCGTATCAGATGCTGGCCCGCATGGCGTTACACCTGCACGCCATGCCTCCACATTATGACGCACTGACAACAGACAAAGACCGGAGGAACGAACCGGACACGGAGCTGCTGCCGGGCGCAATCCTTCGCCTGACCTGTGCAGAATGGTGGAAACGCAAACTGTGGCTGTTACGTTGCGAGTGGAGAGAAGAACAACTCCGCGCCGCCTGTCTGGTTTCCAGAAAAACATCGCCCTATCTGAGCCAAGACGCGTTAAGCGAGTTTCGCGCACAGCGCGAGAAAACACGCGATTTCCTGAAAAGTTTCATGCTGGAAAATGAAGACGGGTTCACGATTGATCTCGAGACAGTGTATTACGCGGGAGTAAGTAACCCGGTTCACCGTAAGGCAGAAATGATGGCCACCATGAAGGGGCTGGAACTTCTGGCCGAAGCCCGTGGTGACAAAGCGGTGTTTCTGACTGTCACCTGCCCGTCAAAATACCACGCAACAACGGAGAACGGTCATCCGAACCCCAAATGGAACGGGGCCACCATGCGCGACTCCAGCGATTACCTGGTTAACACGTTTTTTGCGGCGGTCCGCAAAAAACTGAACCGCGACGGCCTGCGCTGGTATGGCATCCGCACGGTGGAGCCTCACCATGACGGCACCGTGCACTGGCATATGATGGTCTTTGCTCATCCGGAAGAAATCGACAGCATCGTGGCCATCACCCGCGATATTGCCATTCAGGAAGATCGTCACGAACTGGGCGATGATATTACTCCGCGCTTTAAGGCGGAGTATGTCGACGGCTCAAAAGGCACACCAACCAGCTATATCGCGACCTACATCGGAAAAAACCTGGACAGCCGCGCCGTAGATGGCATCGACCCGAAAACGGGCAAGCCACGCGTTGACCACGAAACCGGAAAATCAATGGCCGAGAGCGTGGAGCGCGCCATTGGCTGGGCGCGTCTTCATCGGGTCCGCCAGTTCCAGTTCTTTGGCATCCCCTCCCGTCAGGTATGGCGTGAACTCCGCCGCCTTGCCAGCCAGATGGCACGCAACCCGGAAGGCCCGCAACGGCTGAAGGATGATGCAATGGATGCGGTACTCGCTGCCGCTGATGCCGGGTGTTTTGCCTCCTACATTGAAAAACAGGGCGGCGTACTTGTTCCACGTAAAGACTACCTGATTCGCACCGCCTACGACCTCGCAGATGAGCTGAACGATTACGGCGAGCAGAGTGTACAGATTTACGGGATCTGGTCGCCGCTCATCGGGGAGTCTTCCCGCGTGTGCACGCACCCGGATAACTGGAAGCTGGTAAGACGTAAACCGGAAGCGGAAGACAGCGCCCGCGAAAATGGTTTTGACCTTCAGGGCGGCCCTACCGCCCCTTGGACTCGTGGCAATAACTGTCCCCGTGTACAGGAAACAGGCAACAGCGGGACAGAACAGTCGGAAGAGCAACCAACACCGTGGTCGCAGATCCCTGACGGCGTTGATGTGGATGAATGGATGCGCTCACTGAAACGGCACGAACGCCGGGCGCTGATGCGTTCGCTGTGTGACAAACGGGCAAAAAACAGCAGTGATGAAATGCGGAGCTGGACACAGAGCCGCAAACAGCAACGGCCTTTGCCTGATAACCACGAATTACTTGCTAAAGAATGGCGGGAGTCTGCTGAATCTCTCGGCCTGCATATCGGTGAACAGCAGATGCAGCACCTGTTACGGGGCGGCAGCCTGTACGTTGACGGCAGCATCATTGCACCGCAGGGATTTGAAATTGTACGCAAACCGGATACCCGCCCGGACAGCCGAATCACGCAGCTCTGGCAGCGCCTGAGCCGTAATCACGGCGTAAGCAGCACGGAGATCCGCCATAACCCGGTCGCCAGCTATCTGGAACAGCTAGGGGCATCAGACCCCGAAGCCGCCGCACACCTGGCATCCACACTTCAGCAAGACCTGAGCACCATGAAAACACCAGTTACCGTGCTTTCTGACATGCTGCGCGCCATCCGTGACGCAGAGCACGCACAACGCATCAGTGCAACCACAAAGCATGTACGCCGCAAAGCTGACCTTCTACAGTCTTGGTTAAACAATAGAAATAAAGAGTAGTGGATGGGTAAAAATTAATAATAAGTATAAGCAATGTCGACAAACCAAGACACCACAAGTATTCAACACAATTAATCATGCACGTGCAAATAGCAATAACATTAACACATTATTTATATAAAAAAAGCAATCTGATATTATTTCGGTTGTGGGCTTGGTATTTTCAAACCCACAACAATAATATTATTTCGATATATTAAACATAGACAATCACCCTATTTTTCTATGCATTTTCATGAGCTCCCTTATTAAGCTAGCATGAAAGATTGATACATCAGAAACCCTTGTATCAATAGATGAATCAATATTATCAGAAACCTTTTGCTCAAATAAATCACAGATACCATCAAGTGACTCAATATCTTTTTCCAACTTAGAAAAACCCTTAAATAGATATAATGAATCCCTTAACTCCCCAAGCTTTGAAAATAGTTGGCTATCTAGTAATGATATAAATTCATCAGGGGGAAGCCCCATCGCATCCTTAAAATCTTCCGTAACTTCAAAAGCTAATCCATTAATTTTAGGGAGAATAACTTCTCGTAACCAATACCCTTCGTTTATAGCTTCATTTCTTCCTTTATAATGCTGCCACAAAGGAACTCCTACAGATGCAATTAGCGCAATAATTGAAATTGCTATAGAGTACCATTCAGGTCCTGATTCAGGAACTCTAACGATATTATAGAGATTCCCCGATGAGGTTGAGGGGTAATATCCATTCAGAACATAATTATCAGGTTTATCATAAAGAAGGTGCGGTGTAAACTTCCTTTCATAACTATTGCATAATTTTAGATCGCTATTTTTTCCAATGCATATATCAGCATTAAAAATGTTTCCACTCTTTGGTTCTATTACGTGAGACTCTGAATTTTGCGAATCCATGTTAGACGCGGTTCTTTCTGGATATGTCGCAGAGCAAGCGGATATATTAACAAAAAAAATGACAGGCAATGCTGTCATTTTAAAAACAGAGCACAAATCAGAAGAACGGAACATTTCGATGTAATCCTCTTCTCACAGCCCTATCCAGCTCAGAAAGCATTCCTTCTTTATAATTCACTCCATCTAAAGATGTTCTGCTATAAAATTCATTCGGAGATGAAAAAAGAGGCAATATATTCTCTAGCATACCCAAAAAGTATGAGCTTGACACAACCACACCATTCGGAATTGATAGAAAAATCCTATCATTGTTATCAAAAGTAAAGCGATCTATGCCAAAGAAACTATATGCCTTGCGACCATTATCACGCCCAGCAAATAATTTCTTGCCGCCATCTTTAACTAATTTATTGAAATCTATATAAATATTTGCCATTTTCATTTACCTATTCCTCAGGTTCTTTGAGTTGCATTTTCCGGTAAAGGAAAACGTATATTAATCATAACTCCCGGAAAACGGGCTTTCTGCATACACTTAAGATAGGTACGATCTGGTTCAGATTCAAGCCCTGTATTATTAAATGGATAAGTGAATTTGTCACTTTGGTTATCTAACGTTTGCTTTTTCAACTTATAAGAACCATCAAAGTTTATATGTGTGCATCCAGAAATTAAAGACATTCTGATGTTTCCACTTAGTTCTTTGGATAGTTCTTTTAAACTATCATGCATATCCTGGAAAAACTTCAATAGTTCAATGGTTCCCGTACCAGAACTATCTGTCTCCGTTTCATTTTTACAACTAACCCGCCCCTGCAAAGCAGCGACTGTAATCAAACCTTCTCTAAACATCCCTTTTTTATTTATGTGTTTTTCCACATAAGGGATTATGTGATTGTTATATGAATAATGTTCTAAAGAAAGTCCTGAAAAAGTTTCATCAATAGTTTTTCCAAAGTTAAAAACAGCTATTTCACATGTTGGCTGTTTTAAGCCATTATTTACAAACCCCCTCAAATACCAACGCGGACGCTGCTCAAGCCCACAATGTCTCTCTGCATTATCAAGTAATTCGCCCATGCAAGATGTTAGATGGTTTTCTGCCTTGCTAACTAATTTTAATTGATGATCACTTAGACACTCGTTTATATAATTAGTGAATTTCTCAGACATTCTATTTTTGGTATCTTGTGCAAATGCAGACGCATTTTCCTTGCCGATACTATCAGCAGAGAATATTCTTTTCTTAGGGTTATCTTTTTTCGATTTTTCTGTTTCATCATGCACCTTCCCTGGCGTCACTTTATTTATTTCTTTAACCAACCCGATGTCACGAATAATTTCTAAATATTTTTCATCCTTCGGATAAATGCCATTAAGTTGTACTTGAGCATCTTTTAAATTTATATTGTGACGTTTGGCTGAGCTCAGTGCAACACCAAGGAGACATTCCGCACCTAAACAATGCTTTTTATTTTTAGTATAATCAAGCAAATATGATTTACGTTTACCCCTGGCAATCAATCTAGTTACACCATGAATAAACAAAAGAGATTTTTCTGGATGATCAAACAAATCGAAATATTTAGGTATTATTATTCTATCTTCTTTGCGACGAAGAGTTGCAGTATCATATTTCTTTACGGATGAAATACTTTCAATAAAAGTAGCCACCTGACTTTTCACTGGTGTTACTTCGTCAGAAAAATGTAACCTTTCATAGGCTTTATATTTAATTCTTCTTTTATTTTTTCTCTCAACGCCTTTTAAAAAGCGAATCCAACCACGTAAAAAGCGTTTTCTTGCATCCTTTTTATCTATTTTTTTCACAATTCACCTTACTTAACAAACATCTATACTACTTCATTGCAAAGTATACATATCACTTGCTAATACACAATATGGCTTCGAGATAATCCGCAGCATCTGCACAATAGTGCACAAATTTGCATAATTTTTTTGAACGACTTTTTGCCCTTCCGGCCCGCGTGGCGACTGGATCCGTCAAGGATCCGTGCGTGCACAAAAAAACACACTTTTTCTGCGCGCAGGTGACGGGGGAACAGCCCGCGTTTCAGGGGGTAAATAGCATTCCCTGAACGATGTCGCAGAGATACAACAGAATGGCTGTATTTCTCACGCTGAGCGTGAAAAAGACGTGAGAGCTTTTGATTTGATGGGGTGAAAGGTAAGGCCGTCAAAATCGCACTGAGACGGCGAGAACATGCAGTCAACGCGGTGGGATTGCGTAAGAGTCTGACTGTCGATGATGGCAATCAGCAGGAAAGCGTCGTGAAATTATCTGATTGATACAGGAGCTGGAGAGTCGGGGCATAAATTTTTTATGCCCCGGCGAAGCAGCAGACAAGCGAAGCGCGTCAGGATGTGGGCTGGGTGTCTAACAGTGCGTAAGGGTTAAAGCGGATCACCTCTTCGCCAAGCCAGTCATTGATGTGTTTCATGGCCTCCATGACGGGCATCAGCTCGTTAATTGCGTAAACCCGCGCGGCCTTCTCCACATCACCAAACGCACTTTTTTCGCCCGGCATTGCCCCCATCAGTTGCGGCGGAACGCGGTGCGCAGCCAGCACATCATCACGGGATGCCGCCTTAACATTCATGAACTCATCCTTTGCGGTGATCTGCTGGAACGGCAAAATTTGCACCCCCTCTTTGCCCCCGTTGGGCGCATGAATGAGCACGTTTTTAAACGCACCACCACCACGTGCCCCCTGTAGCGTTTCTTTCAGGGAGTCCATGCTTTCGCGGTTTACCTGCGCTGCACCGATGTAGATGATGCACCCGGCGTGGGATCCGTTGTCGTAATACAGTTTTCTGAACATGTCCGCCGAATGAGACAGGCTGGCCGAGAGTAATGCGCCAAGATATTCCGGCATGCCGTAGATTTCCTGGTTAATATCCGGATTCATCAGGTGGCACACTTTGCCAGGGCGAAACTGGAACGCGTCCTTGCCATCCTGCACATACCACCATGATTCAAGATCGCTTCCGCGTCGCATGTATTTCGCCAGGGCGTGCCGTAATTTAAGCGGTTCACCGAGCATATTGCTTCGAAGCTCAAGGAATGCGTTACCGAACACAAACCAGTCCAGCGCCAGCGCCGAGAAATCCTGCCGGGAAAGCAGCGGGTGCGGAATATAGCAACCGAGCAATACATTGCGCTTAAAGTAAAGCGCAGACTGATGCCAGGACGTTTGCCGGGCAGCTCTTGCCAGACCGTACCAGTCCACCGGGGTTTCATACCACCGCCCGTTATCAGCACAGTACATATTGTCCAGCAGATCATGCCCGGTCAGGCGATAAGGACCATCAAATGTGAATGCACTGAGCGATGATTCTTTCCTGAGCGCATCAGCGAGATCAATGCGTGAACTCATGCGCACTTTTTTATTTTTTCTGCTCATCAGAACTCCATAACCGTGAAACGCTCGTTTTCTCCTTCGCCGCCAATCGGTTCGTTAATGACAGCAAGCATGGTCGCCCACGCAAGGTCGCCGTGGCTGATCCCCCTCGCGCGGTCCGTTTCGTAAGTGATAAAGCCGCCCGGTGTTTTCACCTTACGCACGGCGTTAAAGGCCGCGACCAGTTCGCGTTCGGCGCGATCGTATTCCCACCGCCCGGCACGCATTATTTGCAGCATTTTCAGTACCAGCGACCGTTTTGATGACAGCGTGAAGGTGTACGGAATAGCAGCAGGGAAAAACCGTTTCACTATCTGATAAACAGCCTCCCCGTTCCCGCCCGTCACATCAATGCCGATGTGTTCCACGTTGTAGCGACACGTGAACTCTTCAATGACTCTGGCCTGTTCCTCAAACTCCAGCCCCTGAACGCGTCGCGTCTCCACCGTTCGAAAACGGCCACCAGGAACAGCCGGAGGAACCACCACGGACACAGCGCCGCTGTCGCCGTTGCCACTGCTGCCGTTTGCGTCATACCCAATCCATACCGGACGATTTCCCATCGGGCGGGGAGCAAAAGGTTTCCAGTCTTTCCAGTCGTCGTATCCGTCAACGCCGCAGCCAATCAGGATATTCAGGTTAAATGCCGATTCCCCTTCGCGGACAAACTCACACATGTAGAGATTGAGGAACTCGTCTTCGGTGTTTTCATCGCGGATTTCGTCAATATCGGTGTGTTTCCAGCCGTGATTAACCACATCTTCCAGCGTGACAATCTGCCGCCATGTCCGGTCAGGGCAGATAAGTCCGTTATGCAGCGTTTTCCAGTCCACAGAAAAACGCTGGCGTTTATGCGAGGCCTTTTTCTCGTTCCAGCGGTCGCCGTTCCAGTAGGCGTATGCCTCGTGCGTTTCGGTGGATGGCGTGGAGAAGTAGGTGCGCCGCAGTCCGCTGAGGGTTGCCATAGCGCCAGCCACCTTGCGTAGTTCAGCAAAGCGACTGACCCAGAAAAATTCATCAAAATAAAAATTGCCCGTATAGGACTGTGCCGACGCAGCAGAAGTGCCGAGAAAATGCAGCTCTGCGCCGTTGGAGAGGATGATTTTATCGCCCCCTTTCAGCTCCACATCAACTTCAGCCGCGGCCTTCTGAATAATGCTTTTAAACTGGAACGCCTGACGACGCGACGCAGACAAAAAAATCTGGTTACGCTGGTAAGGTTGCGCCACATCGTCACGCAGCGCCATCAGCAGCGCTTCCTGTGCAAAATACCAGGTCGCCCCAATCTGTCGGGATTTCAGGATCATCCTGTTACGTATCCCGGCTTCCCTGCAAAGGGTCAGGGAGTCAAACCAGCCCCGCTGATGCCACTCCAGCCTGCTGATGATTTTTTCCCGCAGTGCGGCAATCTGTTCCGGCGTGAAATGATTTTTGAGTTTTTTCGCCCGGCCTTTCTTTCCTGCGGCCATCACATCCGGCTGGCCATCATGCAGCTTTTTAAGCTGCCGGGTCAGCAGGTCTATTTCCTTAAAGTCACCGCCTGTTTTATTCTGTTTTTCAGTAAGCTGGATGAGGCGCGCATCAATGGACTGCGTGACACGCTGCACGGGTGGCGTTTCATCCCACTGGTCGCGTTTTTTCCACGCATAAATCGTGTTCGGGTTTATTCCCATCAGACGTGATATTTCTGCGGGCGGATAACCCTGCCAGTAAAGTTGCCGCGCACGCTGGCGCACAAAAGCGTCCTGAATCATTGCTCCCCCTGAGTAATTACAGGAAGATTACCCGCGCGCGAAACCGTTCTCCTTAACCCCCTGTTCTGGCCGTTTTCTTACAACAAAAGCCCTTTGTATCAGCCTGTTACGCTTTGCCATCATGACTGAAGAACCAGTCAGAGGGGCAAAAACTATGGCTAATGAAAAAAAGACATCCCGCAAAAAGTTTCGCGTGGCTGTCTCCGGATCAACTGTTGATGGCCGCGAAATCAGTCCGGTACATCTGCGTGAAGCCGCCGAGAACTTCAACCCGGATGTTTACGCTGCCCGCGTGAACGTTGAGCACTATCTCTCGCCATGCCCGTCAAGCGAATTTTCCGCAATGGGCGATGTCACCGCGCTGAGTACGGAAGATATTACGGAAGGCCCGCTGGCCGGACGTACTGCGCTGTATGCAGAAATCGAACCGACCGAGCGCATGAAGCAGCTTGTCGCTGACGGCAAGAAAATCTATTCCAGTATCGAACTGCACCCGCAGTTCTCCGTTAACGGGCGCGCCTATCTGGTCGGGTTGGCGATGACCGACACCCCGGCAAGCCTGGGCACTGAGCGCCTGAAATTCACGGCACAGCAACGTCAGGCGGTGATGACGTTCAACAGTGTCCAGGGTGAAGCACCGCTTATCTCCGAAGCCATCGAGTCTGAAATCATCGAAATGGCAGAACAACGCCAGGAAGAAGGCACCCAGTGGTTTAACCGCGTAATGGGGATTATTGGCCGTGGCCGCAAAGCGGATGACGCCAGTTTCTCCCGCATTCAGGAAGCGGTGGAAGGCGTCGCAACGTCACAGGCCGACATTATCGACCGTTTTAATGCGCTGGAAACCCGCCATCAGCAGGACAGCCAGAAAATCACTTCACTGACCACAGAGCTGGCAGCACTGAAGGAAAAACTGCGCACGCAGGACGGCGATCCGCAGAACCGGTTCACCGCAACGGGCGCAGCCTCCGACCAGCTGGCTGACTTCTGATAAGACAAAGGAGCAAATTTTTTATGAATCTGGTGATGTCAGATATTACCCGCAACAAGCTGGGTTGCTATATGGCGCAGCAGGCGTCGCTTAACAACATCCCGGTATCTGCACTGGTATCGCGATTTACCGTGGAACCCTCGGTGCAGCAGCGTTTTGAAAACGCAGTAAAGGAGAGCACTGAATTTACAAAAAAAATTAACGTGTTCGGTGTGACCGACCAGAAAGGCGAAAAAATCCTCCTGGACACCACCGGGCCGATTGCGCGCACGAATACCAGTTATGACGGCACAAAACGCCGTAACCCGAATAACGTGGTTGATCTGAAAAACCGCAAATATCAGTGCGAACAGGTGAACTACGACACGTTTATTTCGTATCCGCAGCTTGATGCCTGGGCGGCACACCCTGATTTTCAGTCACGCGTCAGCACACAGATTGCCCGGCAGGTGGCGCTTGACCGCATCATGATCGGTTTCAACGGCACGTCTCACGCAGATGAGTCCAACTTCAGCACCAACAAGCTGCTTCAGGACGTTAACGTGGGATGGCTGGAGCACATCAGAACCGACGCCAGCGAGCGCGTAATGAATGACGTGACGCTGACCTCCCGCAACATGGACAACACCGTGGCGCACGCGGGTAAGTATGCGAACGCTGATGCACTGGTACAGGACGCGCGCTCATCCCTGCTGGATGAATGGCACAAGGAAGCTGACGACCTCGTGGTGATTATGGGGCGCAACCTGTTTAACTCGCTGCGTCTGCCCGTGCTGAACAGCATCAGCGGCCAGAATCCCAATGCGGAATTACTTGCCGGACAGCTCATCCTGTCATCGCGCGCCATTGGCGGGCTGGATGTATTCCTTGCGCCGTTCTTCCCGGATTCAACGATGCTGATCACCTCGTTCAATAACCTGTCGATTTACTGGCAGAAAGGAACAATGCGTCGCCTGATGAAAGACGAGCCGGAATACAACCGCATCGCCACCTACCAGTCCATCAATGACGCTTATGTCGTTGAAGACTATGGCAAGTGCGCGATGGTCACTGGCCTGAAGTTCGCCGACAGCTAATCAACTCACGGCGGGCATCATGCCCGCCTGTAACGGAGAGAAAAAATGATTACTCCTGCACAGCAACACTGGCAGAACGTGATGGCACAGCGCGCAGGCCGGGCGAATGAAGGCGTGGACCACGCCGCGCGTACCGCGCATGAAGAGGTGCTGTATCGTCTGCGTCTGGCACAGGCCCGACTTAAGGGCGTACAGGCCAGAAGCGCGAAAGCCGCCATCAAAAAAGAGTTGTTGCCGGACTTTTCCGGCTGGATTGAGGGAACGCTGGAGGCTGACGGCGGGCAGCAGGATGAAGTGATTGCCACGCTGATGGTGTGGGCAATTGACTGCGGCGATCTTCCGCTTGCGCTGCGTATTGGTGCGTATGTGGTCCGTCACAACCTCATCATGCCGGATAACTTTGGCCGTACTGCTGCCACGGTACTGACCGAAGAAATCTGCAACCCGGTACTGACGCAGGCCGGGACGGATGCCGACGCGGATTTGTCCGCCTTTATCGAACCACTGGACACACTTTGGGAAATTGTCGCCAACCAGGATATGCCGGACGAAGTGCGAGCCAAATTATGCAAGGCGTGCGCCTTTGCCCGTCGTGGTCTGACCGATGCGGACAGCATGGCCTTATCACTGAAGCTGCTGCGCGAAGCGATGCACCTGAACCCGAACGCAGGTGTGAAACGCGAGATTGCAACCCTTTCCCGCGCCCTGAAAAAAGCCGATTCCGCAGCCGAACCAGAAGACGCCAGCGCACCGCAGGCGCAGGACGAAAGCAGCAAAAGTAAAAAGACAACGCGGAAGCCTGCAACACGAAAAACCACCGCGACGCAGAAGGCGAAGCGCGGTTAACGACTGACCCCGTCAGCGGGCGGCGTGCGCGGTGTTCCGGTTTGACTCCGTGACCGTTTACACCGCGCACCCACCGCCCGATTTTTTCAGGAGTGAACCCCATGAGTATGGTTGCCAGAACCAACCCCGGACCCGCAGAGGACGACATCACCGATACCGATGATGGTGATACCCGTATTTCAGCGGGTGCATTCTGGCCGGATATTGTGCTGCGTGAACTGCGTCTGGCGGTACGACTGCCGGGGCGCGTGACCACCTCCCGCCTGCTGCATACCGCCACCGGGGCGGTGGCTCACGTTACCCGCGAGCTGGAAGCATGGCAGCAGGAACAGCAGGCGGCTGGCCATCAGACGCTGGCCGATGTTCCGGCACCCGTAATTAACGGAGAAAGCCTCAATCTCTGGCACTGGCGCAATGCGGTTTATACCGCCACGCGCGCCCTGATTCTGGAGCGTTACCGCGATGCGGACACAACGGATAAGGGCGACCGCCGGGCGGACGCACTGGATATACAGACATCGGATTTGTGGCGCGATGTGAGCTGGGCCATCTCTGACATTCTGCGCCGCCCGCGAATTTTTGCGGAGCTGTGCTGATGAAAGTGAAGGCACTGGAAGGCGACACCGTGGATTCGCTCTGTTTCCGGTACTACGGCACGACGCAGGGCGTCACCGAAAAGGTGCTGGATGCCAACCCCGGACTCTGTCAGCAGGTATTTCTGGACGCCGGGCAGGACGTGGAGATGCCGGAGCCGGAGAAGAAGAAACGAGAAATGATTCAGTTGTGGGGGGAGTAGCAGTGAGCACCATTCAAACAGGGATCACAGAGCAGGTTATTGCGTGGCTCTTTGACCACCTGCCAACGGTGTATGCAGTAGGCGCGGCGGTCAGCATTTCCGCGCTGATGAGTCTTTATGACGGACGAACACTGGTTCAGACCGTAACGGGATCGCTGGCGTGCGGCGTTCTTGCCATGGCCGTGGCCGGGTCGTTGCGCTTCTTCGGGTTTCCTGAAGATGCCGTGACGTTTATCGGCGCATCAATCGGTTTTATGGGCGCAGAGAAAGCACGCGACAAGGTTATTGCGGCCTTTAATCGCAGGGTGAAGGAGAAGGACGAATGAGCAACACATTTAAATTCAGCAGCCGGAGCGAAAAGAATTTGCAGGGCGTAAATCCTGATCTGGTGAAAGTGACCCGACGGGCACTGGAAATTTCGGAAGTGGATTTTGGTATCACCGAAGGGTTGCGCAGCCGTTACCGCCAGAAGCAACTTGTGGCCACAGGTAAGAGCCAGACCATGAACAGCCGCCACCTTACGGGACATGCCGTGGATGTTGTGGCTTATATCGGCAGCCAGGTGTCATGGGAATGGCCGCTGTACGAAAAAATCGCAGCAGCATTCAGACAGGCCAGCCGGGAGCTGAATATTCCGGTGGAATGGGGCGGCGACTGGAAGACCCTGAAAGACGGACCGCATTTTCAGTTACCACACGGAGCCTATCCGGCATGAAGCTCTGGCCCACGCTGGGTGTCGCTTTCCTTCTGATTGCCGCATGGGGAACATCCATGCGTCTGTCATGGTCGCTGGGCCGGGAGAACGCCAGAAACGAAGCGCAGGCCAGCACCCTGAAACGTACCGCCGACACCCTGAATATCATCAGCGCCGAGGTACAGGATATGCAGCAGGTGCTGGCGCAACTCCGCGTGGAAAATCAGCAACGCAATCAGGACGGAGAGGCAAGACGTGAACAGCTACGCAACGACATTGCAAAAGATGAATGCGCCCACGCTTTGCCTGACGCTCGTTTTACTGACAGGCTGCGCAGGCACGCAGAACGCGCCACGGCCAGCGCCGTCAGTCCGGCTTATACCGCAGACGCTGACCATACCGGTAACGCCTCCCCCCTTCCCTGACACTCCCACATGGGGAAATCTCGGTATATGGGGCGACCGCCTTCTGGATGCACTGGAAACCTGTAACGCGGATAAACGGGCCATTGAATTACTGGAACAGCGCAGGCTGCAACGACTGAACAACGAGGACAACAACCATGCTGAAAACTGATTCCCTGCGTGAAGCCATGACCCGTTCATGCCGATGGTGTCAGGCCAACCCGGAAAAATTCACCATTTTCGTGGAGAGCGGCAACATTGAAACGACCGGAGAAACGCCCTCGTTTGTTTACCGCTATCAGATGGTGATGTTTGTCATGGATTACGCCGGGGAGCTGGACGACCTCACGCTGCCGCTGCTGGCGTGGTTATCCGAAAATCAGCCACAGTTGTTGCTCAACCCTGAGCGTAATCAGGACATCAAATTCTCCGCCGTTATCAATGACGATGACAGCGCCGATCTCCTGTTTACGCTCCCCCTGCGGGAACGCGTTCGCATCACGCGCAGCAGTCAGGGCACACCGCAGGCAGAACACCTGCCGGAGCCAAAACCCCGCCTACCATCTTCCGAAGGCGACTGGTCGCATGTATTCCAGGATGTGACGTGGGGTGAAAGCGATGGATAAGGCATTCACACGCGTGGATGAAACCTTTGAGGCCATCCGCGACAGCCTGAATCAGCAGGCCATCAATAACATCGCCAGAAAGCTGGCACAGGATTTACGCCGCGCCCAGCAGGCGCGTATCCGGTCACAGAAAGCGCCGGACGGGACCGCGTGGACACCACGCAGACGCCGCGTAACCCGGATACAGGAACGCATTCGCTTTATCTGGAATAACGAAGCACGCACGCTGAAAAACTGGCATCACGACACGGGGAAATACGGGCGAACCATTACCGGGTGGGATAAGGATAAAAACAATATCCGCACGTTTTACCGGGATGACATCGATCGTTTTCTGGAAATACGCACCCGGCGCATCAACCAGGACAGCACAAAGCGCGTCCCCATGTTCGTAAAACTGCGCACCGCCCGCTACCTGAAAGCACGTGCAGATGCTTCCGGTGTGACGGTGGGTTACAGCGGCGTGGCCGCACGTATTGCCCGCGTTCATCAGTTCGGTGAGCGCGATCAGGTTGCGCCGGGCATTTTCACCGATTACCCGGTACGTGAGCTGCTGGGTATCAGCCAGGCAGATGAGCGCCTGATTTATAACACGGTGCTGGGCCGGATTGCGGAGGCTGTACGGTGAGCGCAGAACTCATGCGACTGCTGAGCAATATCATCCGCACCGGGATCATCTCTGAAGTTGATGAGAAGTCCTGGCGCGTGCGCGTTCGCAGCGGCGAACTGGAAACAGGCTGGCTGCGCTGGAACACCACGCGCGCGGGAGCCTTCAATGTGTGGCTGCCGCCATCACCAGGCGAACAGGTGGTAATTGCCTGCATTGGCGGCAACCCGGAAACCGCCATGATAATTGGCAGCCTGTGGAGTGATGCCAGTCCGGCACCCGGCAAAAGCCTGAAAGAAATCGTGATCAGCGCGCCGGACGGCGCGGTGTTCCGCTACGACGCGGACGCTGGCGCACTGAGCGCCAGCGGCATGAAAACGGCCACTTTACAGGCATCCGTCAGCGTGAAACTGGATACGCCCGTCGTGGAATGCACAAACCTTCTGAGAACGGCGACGCTTGACGTCACAAAAGGAGGAAAGATGAGCGGCAATATCACGCACAGCGGCGGCAACTTCACCTCAAACGGCATCACAGTGCATACGCATAAACACGGTGGCGTGAAAGGCGGCAGCGATTCGACAGGAGGCCCGCAGTGACAACCCGCTACACAGGAATGAATCCGGACGGGACGGGAAACCTGAACGATATGGAGCACCTGAAACAGTCAGTCAGGGATATCCTGACCACCCCGCTGGCAAGCCGGGTTATGCGACGGGAATATGGCAGCCTTGTGCCTGATTTGATTGACGAACCCATGAATAACACCACGCGTCTGCAATGCATGAGTGCTGCCGTGATTGCGCTGACACGATGGGAACCCCGCATTGCCCTGGATGCCATCGACGTTGTCTGGAAAGCGGGAGGCCGCGCCGGGGTGACGCTGTCGGGCACTGTCATGCAGACCATGCAGAATGTTGAATTAACCATCACGCTAAGGGAGTAAATCATGCCCGCCGTTGACCTTTCACAGTTACCGGACCCCGCCATCATCGCGGAGCCTGACTTTGAGGCAATTCTGGCTGACACAAAGGCCATGATGATTGCGGCTTATCCCGCCGAACAGCGTGAAGCCGTTTCCGCCGCGCTGGAGCTGGAATCGGAACCCCTTAACGTTATCGCTCAAACCATGTCGTTTCGTGAAATGCTGTTACGCCAGCGGGTTAACGAGGGGGCACGCGCCTGCATGTTAAGCCACAGCGCCGGGACAGACCTGGACAACCTCGCGGGCAATATGAACACAAAGCGCCTGGTTATCACTCCGGCAACGGATACCACCGACGCGGTGATGGAGAGCGACACCTCGCTGAGACTGCGGGCGCAGCGGGCGTACGACGGCCTGAGTGTTGCTGGCCCGTCAGGTGCATACGAGTATTTTGCCCGCAGCGCCAGCGGTCTGGTGCGTGATGCGCGGGCTATCAGTCCGTCTCCGGCAAATGTGACGGTTTCCATCCTGTCCACTGAAGGCGACGGCACAGCAACGGAGGCGTTGCTTAATACCGTTCGCGCCGTTCTGAATGCAGAGGATACCCGCCCGGTGGCCGACCGCCTGACCGTACAGAGCGCCAGAATCGTGACATGGCGGCTGAATGCAAAACTGTACTTTTACCCCGGTCCGGAATCCGAACCTATTCTGGCGGCGGCTGAATCGTCGTTCAGGAAGTGGCTGGCTGAGCAGGGGCTTATCGGTCAGGACGTGGCGTTGTCCGCCATTGCTGCCGCACTGCATGTGCACGGTGTGCAACGCGTGGAGATAATCGAACCCACACAGAATCTGGCCATCAGCGACATACAGGCGGCGCGCTGTGAGTCATTCACCATCAGCGAAGGTGGGCGCAATGAGTAATTCACTGTTACCGCCATCAGCCAGCCGTTTCATGCGTTGCGCCGAAGCTGTCGGAGCGCGCATTACAGACATCCCGGTAGACCTCAACACGCTGTGGTCACCGGACACCTGCCCGGTGCATTTGCTGCCTTATCTCGCCTGGGCATTTTCCGTTGACCGCTGGGATCGCAACTGGCCGGAAGAGACAAAGCGACAGGTGATTCGTGATGCATGGCTGATACACCGACACAAAGGGACCATCAGCGCACTGCGCCGGGCCATTGAGCCGCTGGGATACCTCATTCGCGTGTCTGAGTGGTGGGAGTTCGACGGAGAACCGGGAACATTTACCGTTGAAGTCGGCACGCTGGACAGTGGCGTGACGGAGGAAATGTATCTGGAAATGGAGCGGTTGATTGCTGATGCCCGCCCGGTCAGCCGCCACATGACAGGGCTGAATATCATTCAGGAGATCCCGGGAGATATTTTCGCGGCGGCAGCAACTTACGACGGTGAAGTCATTACCATTTATCCGGACGATTAAGCATGAGTACCACAACACGAAAATTTAAAACCGTTATCACCGATACGGGTGCAAAAAAATTAGCTCAGGCAGCCGCGCCAGATGGTAAGCCTGTCCGCCTGACTCATATGGCCGTGGGCGACGGTGGCGGCACGTTGCCCACACCAGACAGTAAGCAGACCCGTCTGGTGCATGAGGTGTGGCGACACACTGTTAATCGCGTCATCCTGGACGCAACACATCAGAACCGCATTATTGCGGAGCTGGTTATTCCTCCAGAAACGGGCGGATTCTGGATCCGGGAAATTGGTGTGTTTGATGAGCACGGCGATTTAATCGCAGTAGGCAATACTGCCGAAAGTTACAAGCCAACCGTTGCCGAAGGGTCAGGACGTGCACAAACATTTCGCACCATTCTGACCGTATCCAGCACTGCCACCGTGGCGCTTACCGTGGATAACACCATGGTAATGGCCACAGTGGATTACGTGGATGACAAACTGAAAGAGCATGAACACTCACGACGTCACCCGGACGCCTCGCTGACCGCAAAAGGCTTTGTTCAACTTAGCAGCGCCACTAACAGCACATCTGAAACGCTTGCGGCAACGCCAAAGGCTGTTAAGGCGGCATATGACCTGGCTAATGGCAAATACACCGCACAGGACGCTACCACTGCGCGAAAAGGGATAGTTCAGCTCAGTAGCGCCACCAACAGCACATCTGAAACGCTGGCTGCGACGCCAAAAGCTGTTAAGGCGGTAATGGATGAAACGAACAAGAAAGCGCCCTTAAATAGTCCTGCACTGACCGGAACGCCAACAACGCCAACTGCGCCAAAAGGGACTAATAATACTCAGATCGCAAGCACGGCTTATGTGATGGCCGCGATTGCCGCACTTGTAGATTCGTCACCTGACGCACTGAACACGCTGAACGAGCTGGCGGCGGCGCTGGGCAACGACCCGAATTTTGCGACCACCATGACTAACGCGCTTGCGGGTAAGCAACCGAAAGATGCCACCCTGACGGCGCTGGCCGGGCTTGCTACTGCGGCAGACAGGTTTCCGTATTTTACGGGGAATGATGTTGCCAGTCTGGCAACCCTAACAGAAGTCGGGCGGGATATTCTTGCGAAATCGACCGTTGCCGCTGTTATCGAATACCTCGGTTTACAGGAAACGGTA